ATGCCTGATATAGAGTTGATTTCTGAAAAAGAGGTGATGGAAAAGCTTAGGGTGTCATCGAGAATGACTATCTGGACTTATACCAACAAGCTGGGGTTTCCCAAGGCAATTAGGACCAGGCCTAAACTCTATTTACTGGCTGAGGTAGAAGGATGGATTTTAAACGGCGGCGTGAATCAGAGATAAGTTTCATCTGTTCACGCCTGTGTTTATTCTGACTTACCGAAGCTCACATTATTGACGTGTAGCCTGATGAATGGCCTTGCTTTCATCCCTCTGTCTGTCGATGAAATCTGCCAAATCTGCAATATGCACCATGCGGGGCGCTTTCTGGCTTTCAGCTGTGCGGAAAGTGGGGATAGGCAATTTATTTTCTGATGCCTTTCTTTCAGCCGTCGTGGCTTTCATTCCAAAAAATTTTTCGCATACCTGACTTAGTGGAACGGTAGCGGTTTCATATTCGGCCATCAATAAAAACATTGTATTCATTATTTTCTCCACTCCTGCTGCAACAGGTTAAATCTGCCGTGACATGTCACGGCGTGATATTTAATTTAGTCTCAAGCCAGCCGCTGGTGGCCCAACATGCCGATTCGCCCTGGAACGGGCACGAACTGACCGGCAGGCGATCGCCACACTTACCGCACTGTCGCTTTGCCAGCTCTGCAAGCTGCTGTTGCAGCTCCGCGTTATCTTTGCGTATAAGCATAGTGATGTACTCGTTCAGCTCATACGGGGCGCGGCCGGGGCGGCGTGCGGCGCAGTTCTGAGCCAGCATATCGACTTCCTGACTATCCAGTTTCAGCTCCAGCTTCTTTTCGCCGCTGGCGGACTGCCGCGCGCGCTGCGCGGCTTTGCGTTCGGCGGGGGATTTAGGCATTAGATGTCTCCTGGTAATGTTCGAACCAGAAAACGATTGGTGATGCCGTAACCTGAACTTGGCCGAAGCGCTCAGCCGTGCGGAAATTGACGCTATACAACCTTGCTCGCTCAGCCTGCGCTGCTATCTGCTCTCTAAACATCTCCAGAGTGAAAGTTGCTTTAAAGAGATTGCAAGGAGCACACGCCGGAAACAGATTTTCAATCACGTCATTCTCGGGGCGCCAGTGTTCGCCTGTAGCGACTGTCCGTCGCGTACCATCCTGACGGCGCGGGCCGAACTCCCATTTTCGCAATGCAGCCTCGACGTGATCGGCATGCCATCCCTTCTCGGGCAGTTCACATCCGCAGTAGGCACAACGACCGCCAAATTTCATACGCAACTCAGCGCGCTGTTTTTTAGTGAGCGCCATCACTTCACCTCCGGTGCTGCTGCCAGCATGGCGCGATAACCTTTCTGGATGCCGCCGGCGCAGGTGGCATCAAAGCATGCGTCTACCATTTCCTGCGTCGGCTCAACCGGCACGAGCTTCCAGCCTGGAATAATTTCATGAATATTTTGTGCTGCGTTCTGTGGTGCCGCCAGCGCTGCTGCCATCTTACGAATGATGCGCTTAACGTCTTCAATCCTGCCGTCGTCAGCTGCGTCAAGAGTATCAATGCGGTCCAGCATAACCAGCGCAGCATCAGCATCCAGGTTATGAGTCCATCCTGTTGGCTCCAGCCCGGCCAGCTTCGCCTCTGCTGCTTCTGCGCGCTGCGTCATCTTCTCGAATGCTTGGGCAATGGCGAGGATGTCATGTGGGTTGACGCATTCAATAACGTTGCCTTTTGCATCAGCACGCTGCGCTATGGCAAATAAATCATTCAGCTTTTCCATAATCACTCCTCAACCTGATAGCCAGCGGCGCGGACGGCGCTTTTCAGTTTGTCGCGCCACATATCCTCGACTTCAAGCGGTGAGCGCAGGTTAATATTCGCAATGCGGCTAGGCATCTTCACCGGCTGCGGCGCGGTGACTGGTTCCTGCTTCTTGTTTCTCAGCCCAGCCCGATATTCGCGCATACCCTTGCGGTAATGCTCTAAAGATGATTGGAAACCCTCTGAGTCTTCTGTAACTCCAAAATTCCAGCCAGCCATCATTCCTGACACATAAGCGCTATCACACAGATAGTCTTGCTTACCTGAATCAATAAACCCATCAGGCAGCCTTAGCGCTGGGGCGGGCGGCGCGGCGTAAAGATTGACGCGCTCATAGTTTGCGCCAGGATTAGCAGCTTCAGCATCAGGAACTAATTTCCAGTCCCCGTAGAACGGGCTGCCGTCCGGCATTCTCATGTGCGGCGGCGCCAGCCGATATCGCATAGCCACAGGATCTGCCGTCAGTGACGCGAGCGCGATTTCCATAAGCGCGATATTCACGTCATAGTCAATTTCAATGCCGCCGCGTGGCCCTACAGAGGCCTTTTGCGCTTCGTTCATTTCCTGGTATTGGCCAAGACGTTTTCTTGCAACTTCAATCAGCGCCTTTCTCTGCTCTTCCGTATATGCCTGCATCATTCATCTCCTGAACTGACGGCGTGGGCGTAATAAGTGGGAACCGCTTCGCCGCTAACCCTGAAAGCCTGAGCTGGACCATCATCTTCTGCTACATAAACAACAGGCGTTTCGCGACCGCTGACTATGCTGTATTCAGCACTGTTCATGTCTTCTTCTTCCGCCCATTTTCCTGCTGCTGACTCAGCGTCGTAAGCCTCTATTTCACAGGCGTCTTCACGCTCAGCGCCCATATCAGGACACCAGACCAGATAGGTTTTCATAATTCACCATCCTTAACGGCGCTGGCGCGCTCAGCAAAAATCTCAGCCTTCTGCTCATCTGTCAGCATGTCATCAGAGACGATCGCCGCGAACTCACCGCCAAACCATGAGATAGGAGAGCTTTCACGAATGGCCTTATTCAGCGCTTCAGCCGCCTGCCAGATAGCTTCTGGGATGTCGTGGTGATCGCCGCCGTCAGGGATAATCTCTTCGCAATGATCAACCATGTCGATTTCGCGTGGGTAATTCGGCTCGCAGATAAGCAGCTGTAGCTCACTCGGCAGCACATTATTTTCCCAGCAGTAGTCTGCGAGAGATTCAGCATCGAAAAAGTAAGTGTCGTTGTCGAAGATAACCAGCGGTTCGCCTGACCAGACCTTCTTCTCTAAAGAGATAAACTTTGCCTGGCGGCTCTCTTCCCAGCACTTTTCGCAATAACTATTAGTGGCGCGAACCCCATGTTCAGGATTCTTATCGCAGATGCGGTGTGTGCTGCCAGCGTAGCGGGCCATGTGCTCGTCTTTACCCCAAAAACGACCGTTGCGGTCAACCCATCCGGTAACAGTCTGAATGCTTGCCGCCTCCGGGGATTCGTACATAACAACCGGATTCTTAGTCATGATGCACTCTCCATAGTTGAGCTATGCGAACGGAGCATGTCCATCTCCAGCTGCGAGATGAGGTTAATAACGTGCGATACGCCGGGCTGCTGCTGGTTGGTCATGGCCTGCACGTATTTACGTGTCTGCACGACAGCTTCAGCCTGGAGAGCTTTAATCCACTCGTTTGCAGCTGGCGTTACCATCGCGGCATTGAGATTGGCTACGAGGCTCATATGGTCGCCAGTAGCATTCAGCGCAGCGATAGCGTCCGGGATGATGCTATTAATCCGCAGCACTTCACCTGCCATCACACTGGCGCGCGCATTTGCGACGTCGAGACGTGTAGCGAGATCGCTAACCATCTTCGCCATATCCATGAGGCCGGTATCGGCTGACATTGCTTTGGCAAATGCATGGCCTGCGGCAACAGTTTCTTTATTAGATTTTGCAGTGAGCATGTTGGGCGCCTCAGTGGATGGTGATATTGCGGTTCATTTCCTCAGCCATGCGCTGAGCTTTAATCGGGTTCTTAACCAATTCACCGTCCGGGGCGATCCAGCCGCGTAAAATGCTGGAGTAGGTGAAGATGATGATCCCGACTCTGATGTCGTCGTAAGGCGTTTGCATTCTGGCGCTCCTTTTAGCTCAACCGCTGAGGCATAAGAACAATTTTGGCCTTTTCGCCATAAGTGCTGATCTCAATAAGAGAGCCAGATGTATTGCCATTAGGCTTAATGCATATTGATTCAAATTTGGGGTTATAAAGCTTGGCGACTTTCTCAACGTCGGCGAGATATTTAGCGTTAAAGCCGATTTCTGTGACCGCAGCGTTTTCTTTTGGGATAACGCGATCGACATCTGGATATTTTCCGTCAACAACTTCACAGAGCCCCAGATTTACGCGCTGATCAAAACCATCGAAATAGGTCACTACACCGCTATCGGTATCTATTTCAGCTTTGGCAAAGCGGGTAAATTTTGGACCTTTCAGGCGAACGATAATGTTTTGCTCGACTGATTCGGTTTGGTGTTCGCCAACAAACAGGCGGTGTCCGTCAGTGGCATAAAGTTTTTTTTTAGGGGCGAAGCACATGCCGATCAGGTAATAACGAGGATCGGACTTGGCCTGGAACAGCAGCGCTGAAAGCATCGCTGGTTTACTAAGAGTTAAAATCATTGTTCAACGTTCTCCACACGATTTTTGATTGCATGAATCCCTTGCCAGTGACGGCAATAAAAAACTTAGGGATTCGCTTAAAGGGCTGGTGGGTTACTGCAATAACCCACAGCCAGATTTCTCCACACCGAAACATCGAAGGTATTGTGGCGCCGGGTGCCTCCCGGTGCTCTGGCCGAACTGGCAAACTCCAGAGCGGTGACTTCTAGACTCATAGCATCGCACGATAGTTACGATGCCAGCTCTCCGCGTGCGCTAGCCGCATTCACCACAACGGGGAGAGCACTGCCTTTGACCACCTTACGGCGCTTGCCAGTTGCATCGGTTCTCCGTCCTCATAACTAACGGTACTGGAGCAACTCGGGAGCATTCCGTATATCCGGTGCAGTGCTCTTTCCGTTGTGCGCCGGGATTCCACCGGCTTCCATCTGTTTTTTAAGCCACTCAGATATCGTCTGGGCTTTGTTGTGGTGGCTGGAGCTTCCCCAGCTAGCTGGGTATTTGCCGCCATACTTTCAGGCGCGTCCCAAGTCTCCTATTTCCAGCCGACCGGCTATTACGGCTGCGCATAAGTGCGCATTCACCACAACGGAAAAAGAGCGGTCCGCCTCCACCATACTTTGCCTGCCACCATCGGGATTGGTTACTTCGGCAGTCGGAGAATTCAGTTTTTCATGCCCACGCTCTTTCCGTTGTGTGCTGACCTCCCAGCCAGCTTGGTTCGGGTAACACGCAATCACGTGGTTTACGAACTGGCAGACTTTTACGTTGCTCCCCCCGCTTGTTGTGTTCACAGGCCTATGCGATTCCCCGCCGTTCCATGGGTTCCTGTAGGCCATGTTGGCGCTTAGCGCCGAACTGTTCCGCATTACCTGAACCTCCACAACGGAGAGAGCACTGTCAGAACGCCGCTGGCGCTATACCCGCCTTTGGCCAATGCTCTTTCCTGTTGTGAAAAAGAGGGCGGTTTAATCAGAATGGGTAACTGAAGAAACCGCCAAACAACACAGCGTCATCCATCAAAAAACCGGCTTCGCTGCCGGGCTATCGACACAGCACTCCAACAACACGATCCCGCCGTCACCATCGCAAATGAGCTCGGCATCCGGGAACAGGTACAGAAAAGTGATCAGGTCCCAAAACTTGGTGTTGGCCATCTGCTTCGCGATGTTCATTTTTCTGCTCAGGTAGTAAAACTGGTGAGATGAATATAGCTACTTTAAGTAGAGAAAATCAACTACAAAAAGTAGAAAGAATGGGGTCGCTGCGAAATTTTGGCGCATCTACATGATTTTTAGGCATAAAAAAACCGGCGTTAGCCGGTTTCGATAAGAGGATGTGTTTTAGCCAAAGTCGATTAGCTTCAAAGGAAGGCATCTTATTAGCTTGCCGAAAATGAAAAGGTCTGACATTTCATGTTCTTCGATGAAGAACGGGGGGTATTTTTCATTATCTGACAAAACCGCAAGCTTGCGACCTTTTACTTTTTGTAGTCGCTTCACAAATGTTGAATCTTCAAAATTGAATACATAAACCCCATCACCATTAAAGTGGTCGACACTTCTGTCAACAAATAGCAAATCCTTGGGGTTTAATGTTGGCATCATGCTATCGCCATCAACGTTTATCAGCTCGATACCATCCAGTGTTCGCCGCCCAAAAAGTTCGTAGATGCGAGGTTCTGGAATCTCAATAGAGCTAATGACAGTGGGGAAGGGCTGATTGATATAACCATGCCCTGCAGATGCGTGTAAGTCCAACTGCTTGATTCTGACGGTTCCTTTTTCAGGCTTGTCGCTGTCATCCGTTACCCCGTAGTCAAGATAAGCCGGAGACACCGAAAGCCTTTCAGCAATTCTCATCATCTTCTCATCTCTTGGTTTTGCTGTACCAAGCGTGTAGCGCCGCGCCATCTCATACGAGACGCCACTAAGTTCTGAAAGTTCTTTTACTCCAAAATCCATGTTCTGGAGCGACTTATTAAGCCTGTCGGCAAAGTCTTTGTATTTAGCTTCTTCCACCATAAGTGGAAGATTAAGCGCACAAAGCATAGTTGTCATTTCTATTTTAAGTTGTATTTGTTTACTACTTTAAGTAGTATCTAATGCATCCCATCTATGAGGGCAGTGAGATGCAGCAAAGTTTCAAAAATGTCAGCGAACAGGCAGTAAGGGCTGTTGGTTCTATGTCAGAGGTTTCTCGCCGTTTTGGCTTCAGTTCAGTCCAGTCCGTTGCTAACTGGATTTCTAAAGACCGGGTTCCACCTGAACGAGTGATAAAGCTTTGTCAGTGGGGTGGTTGGTCTGTCACTCCACATCAGCTTCGGCCTGACATTTACCCGAACGCTAAAGACGGCATGCCGGGTAAGTAAGCAGGATAAAACAGCATCACTTTCAACATAACTACCAAAGGAAAAACATGATGGTAGACATCAAAGAGACAGTAAAAGCGATGTGCAAAGCCTATGCGGGCGGTCGTTCTGCCATGGCTGGCGCGCTGGGCATGACCCTGACGCAGTTCAACAACAATCTGTATGAGAAAAACGGCTGCCGTTTCTTCGAGCATCACGAGCTGGAAGCGATGGAGGACCTGTCAGGCACTAACTACCTGGCTGAATATTTTGCAGCACGCCGTGGCGCAATGCTGGTGGACATTCCGAAGTTTGAAGAACTGGACATGGTTGAGCTGTTTAACAAGTCAGTTAGAACTGCGGCGCAGCGCGGGCACGTAGACCAGATTATCGATCAGGCAGTTGCAGATGGCGTAATTGATGAGGAGGAAGCACAGGAAATCATGATTCACCACCGCAAACATCTGGCGGCGCGTGATGAAGAAGTGCGTTCGATTATCACGGCATTCAGCCGTAAGAAGGCCTTAAAAAAGTGACGCCCGGAGGTTGCAGCCCCCAGGCGTCGGAGCGATCAAATCAGCATGGTGTGGAGAAATAATCGCATGTCCATTGTAAGCCAGAACAGACCAACAGGGCAATTTCGTTGCCGTTTAATTGCCGGCCTTCGTTGGTATGAGCAAATCATACCGACCACTGATGGCGCCAACAACTACCAGGAGGCATCGCGCCTGGTAGTCGAAGCAGCCTGGGCAGAATTCTATCGCAAGCCGGAGACCGGAAAATGCGTGAAGTTAACCGACGCTTCAAAGACAAGCGCGGAGTCATTGTCCGTGTCGTTCGGTGGGAGCCTGAAACAAACCGCGTTATCTACCTGCGCGACAATTACGAACATGGCGAGTGCTTCAGCCCACTTGACCAGTTTCAGCGCAATTTCAGGGAAGTAGGTGCCGAGCATGAGTCTACTTCTAAAAGTAAAACCGCTGGTCATCAGCCCTATACTGGCAAGCCGAATCGGCCTGAATGAAGCCATCGTGCTTCAGCAAATCTGCTACTGGCTGGAAGACACCACCGCTGGCGTGGATTATGACGGACGTCGCTGGGTTTATAACAGCATTAATGCCTGGAACGAGCAGTTTCCATGGTGGACCGGGAAGACGATACAAAGAACAGTCTCTTCATTGAAAAAGATGGGTCTGATTTATGTTGAGCAGCTTAAAAAAAAGCAGCACGACCAGACTAATTATTACGCAATTAACTACGTAAGCCCTTTGTTGGCCGATACGGACAATTTGTCCCTATCGAGAAAGACAAATTGTCCCGATCCAAAAGGACAATCTGTCCCCATGGAAAAGGACAATCTGTCCCCATCCATAGGGTCAACTTGTCCCTCTCTTACAGAGAATACAACAGAGAATACTACAGAGATTACTACAAGGGATTCTTGTCAGGTTGCTGCGCAACCCGACCGCGAGGTTGAACTGACGGATCAGGCTAAGAAGGTTCTTTCTCATCTCAACCAGACTACTGGTGCGAAATTTCAGGTGTGCAAATCATCTTTGGAAAACATTCGCGCCCGCCTGGCAGAAGGCTATGAGCTCAGCGAGCTGTTGCTGGTGGTCGATTATAAAAATGCTCACTGGCAGAACACTGAACAGGCTCAGTACCTGCGCCCGGCGACTCTGTTCATTCCAAAAAATTTCCCTGGCTATCTCCAGTCGGCGACCAAGTGGGATAAATCAGGGCGTCCACCATGCGTAAACGGCAAATGGCAGCGCGATGTAATGCAAATGCCCAGCGCTAATTACGAAATTCCCCATGGCTTCCGTAGCGCTTAAACAGGAGACGCGACGATGAATACTGAACAAATGATTCTGGCGTACCTGAAAGAGCATCCGGGCCTGACGGCTTCCGAACTGGCTAAGGGGATGAAGGCGAACGTGCGGACTGTACGCGAAGCGGGGAAAACGCGGTTGACGATGGGTGAAGTCTACCTTGACATGAAATTTCGCTATTAACTGGTTGAAGAGGCTACGGCTGTTGAGGCTGAATACGCGCGCCTGAGCAAACTGGCTATGTCTCTTCAGGATCGCAACTGCTGGAGCCGCGTGGCAACCGTCTGGCTAAACGCGATGGATGCCACGGCTAAGTCTCGCTTACGTGACCAGGCTGTAGTCCGCCGGCATATGTGCATGCAAAAGGCCAAAGTCTCAAGGCCGAAGCCGAGCGCAGACGCGTGGGGTGGCATCTAATGAAAGCCCATTTACTGCGCCACTTTGAGTGCAACGTAATTTTTTATCAAAGCACTCGCACTGCGGCCCTGATGATCGCCGCGCTGATCGTTACCCTGGCTTGGGAGCTGGCAGCCAAATGACTAACTTAGCAAGAATTTACGACAACAAAGCGAAGACAGAAACCAACATCACAACCCGCAAAACCTACCTTCTGGACGTCGAAGAGCTGTATGTCGAAAGTGGTTACAACATACGAGAAATCGACCAGACCCACGTCGAAGAATTCCGCGACGCCTTTATCGCTGGTGAGCATGTGCCTCCGCTCGCTGTGCAGGTCACTGAGCAGAGCATTAAGATCATCGACGGTCATCACCGTTATCACGGTGCGAAGCTGGCTAAAGAGGCTGGTACGACATTCGCCTGGAGTGCAAAGGCTTCGTTGGCAGCGAAGCAGACCGCATCGCCTTCATTGTCACAAGCAGCCAAGGCCGCGCGCTGGAACCGCTGGAACGCGCCGCTGCGTATCAGCGTCTTGTCAATCAGGGCTGGGAGCCAGCAGAGATTGCGAAGAAGGTGAAGCGCTCAGTTGCAGACGTAAATCACCATCTTGCGCTGCTGACCGTGGGTGACGGCCTGATTGAGATGGTTAAGACCGACGAAGTAGCGGCAACCACTGCAGTTGCACTGGCCCGTGAGCAAGGTGTGCAGGCGTCGAAAGTAGCACAGCAGCAGTTGGAGAAAGTAAAAATTTTTGGCAAGAAAAAGCTCACTCGTGCAGAAGTAATTCCCAAATTTAATTCAATAAAAGCAATAAGGTTGCTCGATATATTGATAAACCAGAAAGTGGACCTTATAGGAGGTAAAAACTGCATCTTACTGGAGATTTCGATATCTTTAGATGTTATGGGGATTATAAATGTCTACGAAGACTTTATTTTAGGAAGATAACATCTAGCTTTTAAAGGAGGCGTGTTAAAAGTATAAGGTGTTTCTAAGCAACACCTTATGCTAGATTAAAATCTAAACTGCTAGTTATGTATTATTTTGTAATTAGTTGTGCTTTCCGAAGGAAATTATCAATCTTAAACTTTTGACTTGGCAAATTCGTTAAAAATTCAAAAGTAGTTTGTTTGCATGGAGGTGACGTTTGCAAGGTTACTATTAGTTTGTCTTGGTCAACATAACCTTTATTGGACCCCCATTCTAAATATTTATTTAAATAATCAGCCTTTTGATGATCGCGTGTGCGGCTAAAATACTTTACGATCGCAATTGGTGTGCCAGTTATCATAATAAACAATCCAATAGCTGGCATAACTGTGACCCAATCAGGCTGATACATATTGGTAAAACCAAACTTGTCATGAATGAAGCCATAAATGGTCGGAATACAAACAGGGATTATACCGATTAGCAGGTAAAGTATAAATATTCCTGCCGGACCTGCAAGACCCAGTAGTGAGAGCGATGAGCTATTATTGGCTACGCTTAGTTGTACACCAGACCAAAAATCCTGTGCCTCAGGGTTGCTCTTGTTAATCCAATTAGGGATATCAAGCCGCTTCAGCCGGTTTAGTTTGTTTTTGTTGCGTAGTGAGATAAGCTTATCTAGAGCATCACTGAGTGCGCTATAGTTAGATGGTTTTTCATCATAAAGATTATCATTAATATTCGCATTGATTCCGTATTGGTTCACAGAATAAGGCCTCCGCCAAAGAAGAAAGCTCCAATAACAAGCATTAAATATCCAATTGTAACTGCAAAGAATGAGTAAATGTTGATGCGTTTGCTAGATGTCGCTGTTATATAATGAGGCTTTCCAGCTTCAGGTGGGTAATTTAAAGCATAAGAAATAACTTCTTCTTGATCGTAATTTGCAATAATACTTTTTACACTTCTGCGTAATAAGTAGAAAATTGTGAGCATTGTGCAACCAATGAAAAGCATGTTTAGGCTCCGGTAGTAATATGGGCTTCTATATCTTATGCCTTTACTGCGTGGCTTTTATCTTTCATGCAGCTTCGAATTTTCAGTTAATCCTTTTGAATGACAATTAACCAAAAGGTTTTAGTCAAATCATCGGTATTTTGTGGAATATGACCAGCTTTCAGGGAATATAAGGCTGTTAAGTCCGATTGTTCCATAACACTAGTAATTTTCCAGCCTGCTTTAGATAAGCTCGGAATGGTGCCGGTTAATCCACTACCGCAGGTAAATGAAGTTTCGTTCGAAAGAGATGATTCTTTGTTAGATTGTAGCAGCGATTTAGTCCGGCAAACATTAGCATCATTTGCATGAACTGTAGCCGCAACCAAGCATAAAGAGAGAACTGATGCCGACAATGATAAGGTTCTAAACATATATGTACCTATGCGCTTTAAAGATAATTTCATTTAATACATGAGGTTGGAGCGAATTATTTTGTTTATCTACAAGCAAATAGTGTTGCAATTTTTGGCTGACATTTCTTGCATGGACAAAGTGCTATATAATTTATACTAAAAAAAATATTAAGTGAATAACTTAATTCATAAATATGTATGAACATACCATTGGTTTTTTACTCTGAAAATCTCTATTTTCTTGAAGTTTAGCTCTAAAAAAATTGTATTAATAGCTTAAAATGAATGATTGTTAACAGATGTCTAGCCACATTCTCAGCTATATTCAAGATCAAACCCACAGGTTATAGTTCGTGAGCGGCCCAAGGGAACAGCCCTATCGCCGCAAAGGTTGCTCCCGTTCATTTGCAGATGAGGGACCGGATAAATAAAATGGTGTGGTGAGAAAGAATGAATCAACTTTTAGTGATTGATCTGGTTTCCGTGCGTCGTGACCAAGATGGACGTTACTGCCTGAACGATTTTCATCGGCAGCTGGAGCTGAGGATCGCCATAGCCCGAACCGCTGGACCCGAACCGAATCCTTCAACAGCCTACTTTCTGAGCTAACGCCAGAAATGGCGTTTGCCCCTGTTGATGTTCAACGCGGTGGCATTAATCCCGGCACCGATGTCTGCAAAGAACTGATATACGCATACGCTATGTGGATTAGCGCGGCGTTTCACCTCAAGGAAATCCGCACCTTCGACTCTATAGCCAGCCAGTCACCACATGGCGGACCGGCTTTCTCCGATCGCATTCAGGCTGGTATTGTCCTGCTAGAGTCGGCAGCTATAACACTAAATCTCTCCAATTCATCAAAGCTGGGCGCTTAATTGCGCCAGCACGTCCGGGTCGCGAGGTGTTGCAAGAGGTCAGAGAGGTCGTCAAAAAGGTTATCAGTCTGGTAGCAGACCCGGAGTCGCCAGAATCATTTATGCTTCGTCCAAAGCGTAAGCGCTGGGAGAGTGAAAAATATACCCGCTGGGTAAAGTCGCAAAAGTGCACGTGCTGCGGTAAGCAGGCAGACGACCCGCACCACATCATTGGACACGAACAGGGAAGGATGGGAACAAAGGCGCATGACTTATTTGTGATATCGCTTTGCAGAGCGCATAACGATGAGTTGCACCGGGACATGAGGAAGTTTGAAAGCAAATACGGCAGCCAGATTGAAATGCTGTTCAGATTTCTCGATCACGCAATTGCAGTTGGCGTAATCGGGGCAGATAAAAAATAAAAGGTGTGGAGATAATTAAATTCGTGACATACCAGATGTTTTGGATAGTTGGGCTGACTGGGCGCGGTCAGAAATTAGTGGCGTTGACTATTCTCCGATCGCAGCAGGTTTTAGAGGCTTATTGCCGCAAAAGTCGAAAATGGAACTTTCTTGTAATGATGATGATGGGCTAATTATCGATTCTTGTCTTTGAAGGCTTAAGGAAAAAAGACCAGATGAGCACAAGTTAATTGTGCTTTATTATCTTTTTAAAATCCCTAAACGTAAAGTAGCTAAGCAATTAAGATGCGATGCAAAATAGTTCGCACCAAGATACAGATGGCTGAAGGGTTTGTTGAAGGATGTCTTTCTTGGCTCGATATTAAGCTTGATATCGAATAGTTTCGAATAAGGCAGCTAGTCCGCCTCTTTTTTGCACTTTCCATAATCTCTTTACGAATTTCATTACTTTCAGAACGGTGTATGAGGAAGCTTTTGAAAGATTGTATTTCATCCATTATGGATTTTATAGACATGAAAGAGGCCAGGCAAGAAAAAATCATTCCGCCTGAAAGTGAAACGAAGTAATTATAATATTTGTGGTTATTCGGAATTGCATAAAAGCCTAATGCGATAACAAGCGAGCATAAGAGGTAGTAAGCGAATAACGCAACCAAATGTCGTGATTTCATGGCAAATATTGGCTTTAACCTGCGTAGTTCACTGCTTCTCAAGGAAGGATGTTCGTTGCTATCTGGTAGCTTAAATAAAGCCTGAATACAATAACCAGCAGGAAAAATCATTAGGCCAATCAATATCCACGGAGTCGGATTTTTAAGAATATTGATCTTAAGTTAAATAGAGTAGAATATAAAAACAATAGCGAAGGCTAATATAAAAAGACTTAAGAATTTCTTAAAGCTCATTCTAGCCTCCGTTGAACTTACTTGCTTTCAATTTCACCTGAGCTAGTCCTAGAGAAAAGCCATTTATGTATCTGTAAATATAAATGGTTTTCGTCAATAAGTTCATTGTTGTATTGGACGCTTATGCTTCCTGAGAGCTTTAAGTCACTAACTTTAATTATTCCACCGCCTTGCAATTGTATCTCAATATCATCGCTATCCGTGTGCCTTAAGCTTGAGGCAAGCGTATCCATTACGCGCTGCCCATCAGATGTTGTTTTTCTCAGGTATGTAATTTCAAGATTTACTTGCAAGTTTGATTCATCTAGGGAATCTTCGAAACGTAAATTATCAAACCAATCTTCTCCAAAAGCCGCTTTTAGAATACTTCCGCCTTTACCTGTTGGCATAAAACGGACTTTTATTACTTTCTCAACCGAGCTAGCAGTTTCTATTTTTTCAAGAAGGTTAGGCGAACTCTTCATCACTACTTCGCCAGCATCATTTTTCGATTTAACCGGTACGCTGCCTAATGCAATTTTTTAAACAGGTGTGGAGTCCATTTTTACAATAACCTCTGCTGAGGGTTTGCCTCGCAACATAAGAGTACTGGTTTCACTAAAAGAGCTACTGTAACTGTGGATTAGCCAACCTAAGTATGTTTCCAGATCTCTGGCTCGAAGAGAACTAGAATTGACAATAACTATATGATTACGAAGAGCGCCGAAGTACAAAATAAAATCAATAAATTCTCGCTTAACCTTCTCTTTGTCTTCAGCAGCTGAGTTTTCCTCACCATCAAGCTTGATTTTTTCAGATGTGATTGCGTTTATGTTGTAGAGCGCAACGTCATCACTAATTGTCATCAGAGCCTGGTTTTTGCCCTGTTCAAACAAAATGAACTAGCCGAACAAAATTGTTTGAAACGTGTTACTTCGGTTAATTAAAAGATATCCACTCTCACTGTCTGAAGGGCTTATCAGCTCTCTACGCATCCCAACTTTTGGCGCAGTTCCATCCTCTAAAAGAATAGATTCGAGAATCTCCTGAAGGTTGGATGAGCAGCTGGATAAACTACCAAGCTTGTAGTGAAAAGATTTATGACAGCTTGTCTTAATCATTTGGAATTCTTCAAAGTGCCACTTAGGATAAAATTTACGTTTAATCAGTCAGACAAGTTGTTATGAGTGCTATCTTTCTGTTAGAAGTGGTTAGAAGAGCTAACGATATAGGAAAAGTTTAAAAAAGCATTAACGCGGTCCGCAAAATGATGTGTATTCTGATAAAGAGTGTTCTTCGCACAGCTATTTATCTATAAAATGCTGCGCCTTAGCAGACTTTTCTTCCACACAAGACCAATGGCGCTTACCGCTACGTGCCACCAGCTTTATTGGCGTATGCACCGTACTGCACACACGAAGAGCCTTTCATATTGTGGAGAGTGCAAAATCAAAAGTTACCGCTTTTGAGATTACTTGAGACATGAAAATTTCCCTGTGCCGACGGGCAGAGTAGTTAACTATGTCTGGCCAGTCGATTACTGCTGCTCAGTATCCAAAACTATATGCGCTGTATGGCTCAAAACTTCCAGACCTTCGCAGCCAGTTTATTCGTGGCTGGGCAAATGACGGGTCTGTGGACGCCGGGCGTGCGCTGCTGGCTTAAAAGGGAGACGCAATCAGGAACATTACAGGTGCGGCTACACCTACAGCGAGACCTGGACTGACCTATTTACAGACCACGGGATTCCAGGGGGCCTTAACTGCATTTGGAGTTACAACAATTCAGCCACTGACAGGGTTTGGCACTTCTACCCCTTCGCAATTTACCGGGATTTACCTGGACGCAAGCAAATCTGTTCCTACAGCCAGCGAAAACCGACCAGTCAACATTGCATTTAACTACATCGTGACGGGCATCTGATGAAAGAGCCACATGCTACTTTTGGCGAAGACGGGAACGCAACCGAGACCGGATTTGCGCACTGCTATTCGTATAGCGGAGAAACTTCAGAGTTTCTGGGTGAGTTTAACTTCTGGACGCTGATTGGCTCTGGAATTCCCGCTAATACAACAATGACGCCCCCGCCAGAAGTGACCACAGGAATGGTTGCGACTTTTAAGGATGGTGACTGGGTGCAGGAGGAAGACCATAGAGGAGAAACGGTTTATTCAACCGATGACCAGTCTTCAGTTTTAGTTAGCAAAATTGGCGATTATCCAGATGGATTCACGCCAATAAAGCCCGCAACTGTTTACGACAAATGGGATGGGACGAAGTGGGAAACAGATGGAGACGCGAAAAAAGAGCGTGACATAGCAGAAGCAAATCGACAGAAGCAGATAGTTTCTGCCGACCATGGCAAACTCAGCTTTTGCTGGGCATCATTACTGATGATGATAAGGCATCTCTTACAGCGTGGATGAAGTATTATCAGTCCGTACAATCAGTTAACACAACTAAAACTCCGAGTATTTCATGGCTAGACAAGCCATAATATTAAGGGCTGGCCTTCCAGCCCATTAATTTAAACGTGTTCATCTAAATTTTTGCCATTTAGCAATAATTTTAAAATAGCGATCTTCCAATATTTATAAATCTCTTTTCAATTATAACCCAAGAAAAAATACCTAGCAGCATTGACGCAGCTATTGAAATAATTGTGTGCTCGTACAGCCCCAAACTAGGTGCAACTCTAGATATAACCTGTTGAGTAGTCCAACCCCATAGATAGATACCATAAGATATGTCATGCTTAGGTTTTAAGTTAAGTAATGGTTTGAATGATGCGATACATAGTAAAATGTAAAAAGATGAAATATAGAAAATGAAAGGATAAAGAACGAATTTAGAAGAATAACATAAAGCCACTATAGATAAAGCAAATAATGTTGCATTTATTCTTATTTTTTCCTTAAATGCTGAGAACAATACTCCGCAAGAGAAACAGTATGCAAGCATCCCCCTCTCCATACCGCGCTCATTAAACACAAGAAAACCATCAGTTTGAAATAGGCTTATGATGCATATAAAGAAAAATGCAATCAAGACAGATGTCTTTTTGTCCAGAAACTTTACAGAGAAGGCAGCAAGAAGAATAGAGTAAGATAACATTTCATATGGTATTGTCCAAATCGAACCATTTATAACTGACGAGTTGTTATCTTCATAGCCAAAAACGCCATTTATTCTATAGTCTGTAATCATAAGCGAGTTGTTAATTAGGTATTTGTATGGCCTGCTTGAATAAAAATATTCACTGATGCTACCGTCAAAGAAGCAAGGGAGGATGAAAAAGCATGTTATCATGCAGAAAAAAACAAGGGCTGGAATGATTCTAAACACTCTTGAAGCAATGAAATGAGACGTGTTTTTATTTAGCAGCAAGGAGTTTGTTACCACAAGCCCGCTTATAAAAAAGAAAATCTTAACAGCGAAAGAGCCAGAATAGTCAAAGGGTAAAAATGAAGAAAAATAATCACTTCCTTTGGCCGTAGGCACGATAACAAAAGAGTGCCCATAAATAACAACTGACGCACATATTATCCTTATGATGTCTAAATTATTTTTATCTTTTTTAAGTGCCTCTGATAGCAACATTTAACTCACCCCTGACAAAATAAATTAATTGGGCGAAAAGGGCCAGCACAATCGACACAATCAGAAATTGAACCGAAAGCATGATAACCATAATGGTTGTTAATGTAAGTTAAATTGCATCAAAATGATAATATTTCGTTAAGTTTTAACATTTAGATTAGACGCTTCACAAGCAGAGCGCCTGAAAAGATTTACAAAAACTCCGGCGACGGGGCAGCTACATGCCGCGTCTGTCTCAGCAGGCTACGGAGTGAGTGATTACAGTTTAGTCATTCACGCCGACACCTTCCCAAAAAATCCCTTTCCCATCATGCTCTTTACAAGAACTTAAAACGCAGCAGCTTGCCAAAAACTTCGCTTGATAGATCTGTATTTATATACAGTTATCTTGGGGGGAACTATTATGCCGCGCGATTACGAAAAAGAAGTAGCGTTCAGAAATGCAATAAAGCAAGACGCGAGAGGCCGCCGTACAGTCACGACTGTCGATTTTGTCCAGGAACTGGCGAAGCTTAACTGGCATTTCTCGCTGAAAGAAGCCAATCGATGGGTTGAGATTTACACATGCACTTTCCGCTACGTTTCAACGCAAGAAGGGGAGAAGCGTACCTTTGAAGTGTTCAACAAGAGCGGGGGCATCTGATGGGATTCCCTTTTCCAGCTGAGGACTATATCCAGCGCAGATTGACTGTAAACGATCTCGTCGTGCACAACCCTTTGTCTACTTTGTTCATTGAACGCGATGAGAGGATGCTTGCTGTTGATCGCGCGGCATGGGTTAAACGGGAGGACAAAGTGGCGCTTGTTTATGACGGAGTGTCCCTGATAGCTCGGACGGGAGACCGTTGTCTCATTACAGACGACGGACAAAAAATCGCGGGGGATGCGCTCGACGGGGTCGTTACACTCGGTAAAGTGACTTACGAAATTATGAGCGTCTGGCGTGATAATGGGCCAGTTTAGCCATGGCATAGAAGCACATTCTCTGACTGGTTTTGCCACCATTTCGCCATAGTTTTGCCATCGTAAAATCCAGGCATAAAAAAAGCAGTCTTAACAGGCTGCTTTATTTGGGAATTTTGGTCGGCACGAGAGGATTTGAACCTCCGACCCCTGATAGCCCATGACAGTGCTGGTCAGTGGCCTAATATTTGGCAACCTTTTTAAGGTTCGAAAAGGTTCTCGATTTTTCGAACGAATTCACGAAAACTCCCAATTCCTTATCTGCACCTAAAAGAAATTTTCCTAATTTTTCAGAATAATGATTATCACCATCAAGCGCTACATGAGCTATTAACCCATCTAAATATATTCTACAGAATAAATATTCTCGCGGGGCATACGGAGAAAGATCGAAATTTTGTATTTCAATTATAGGTGTTCTATTATGCGGCACACCTCTATTACCTATTTGATGCAATCTCACAGGAAATTCTTCTGAGTTTAGCAGGTTCTTAGAAGCAACAGCCAATCTCAGTCTTTCAACTAAATCATGATGCAAAATCACATCACTCATGTCATCCCTTGTCGATGCAGCTGCACGCCAAACGATACTTAGAAAGAAAAGCTTCAAAGCTGAACTGTCAATGTTTTTTAATATTCTTACTCCAAATCCTTCGTCATTAATAGGAATGTACATTTGATTTTCAGCAAGACGATCTTGATAAGTAGGCCATCCGCTCCAAACCAAATGATTCTTTCGCAGAGCCTTTATAGCTTTGTCATCAATATCACGGAGTATTTTTTCACCTTCATCAATAACAAGCTGATTGTCATACCAGCCTTGAAACCTTTTCTTAATAGGCCCTTCTAAGCGCTTTTCTATAGCTCTCTCACCCGTCTTGCTAAGTAATGTTAAAGCCCGAGGGAGTATATGGGAATCAACGAAAGCACCTTTTAAACCAGTCAGTTTGCAAACTCCAAGATTGGCTTTATGCTGTTTTTTCGCCAT